CAATATTCTCAGCATTTGCTGAAGGAGTTTCATTATACTCTTCTTTTGCTGTCTTATATAGCTTTCAAATGAGAAATCTTTTAAAGGGAATTGGTCAGCAAATGAAATGGTCAGTTAGAGATGAATCCCTTCATTCAAAAATGGGATGTAGGCTATTTAGACATATGTGTCAAGAATTTCCAGAGCTTAGAGAAGCAGTTAAGGACGCAGTTGAAGAGGCAGCGGCCTTAATGGTTAATATGGAAGAACAATTTATTGATAAAATGTTTGAAATGGGAGATCTTGAGAATTTAAAAAAGGAAGATCTCAAGAACTTTATTAGAAAAAGAGCAAATGAAAAATTAAATGAGATTGGATATGGTCCTATATTCTCATTTGACGTTAAGTCTGCTGAAAATTTAGATTGGTTCTATCATTTAACAGGTGGACATACTCACACTGATTTCTTTGCAGTTAGACCAACTGATTATTCAAAAGCAAATGAAGGTGATGATTGGTCAGACCTATGGTAAGTAAATAAAAAGATAATATGAAAAATTTTGGAGAAGAATTAGGATGGGAATTGAATGTCGATTTCCCAGAATGGGCAAATACTGATGTATACGTTAAAACTATATCTAAAGGATATCTTCTAGATGGAGAGACCCCTAAAGATGCTTATTGGAGAGTATCAACTGCCGTTGCTCGCAGACTTGGAAAGCCATACTTGGCATCTAAATTCTTTGATTATATTTGGAGAGGATGGCTTAATTTAGCAACCCCGGTTCTTTCTAATACTGGAACAGATAGAGGTCTTCCGATCTCTTGTTTCGGTATTGACGTTGGAGATTCAATTCAAGAAATAGGTGGAAAGAATCTAGAGATGATGCTACTTGCAAAACATGGTGGTGGAGTTGGGATTGGAATGAATATGATTAGATCAGCAGGTAGTAAAATATCTCAAAATGGAACCTCAGATGGGGTAGTTCCATTTGCTAAGATATACGATTCTACAATATTAGCTACTAATCAAGGATCAGTTAGACGTGGAGCTGCCTCTATAAATTTAAATATTGAGCACGGAGATTTCGATGATTGGATTGAAATCAGAGAACCTAAGGGGGATATGAATCGTCAATGCTTGAATGTTCATCAGTGCGTAATTGTATCTGATAAATTTATGAGACAATTAGAAGATGGAGATCCCGAAGCTAGAAGAAGGTGGGGTAAAGTTCTTCAAAAAAGAAAGGCAACTGGAGAGCCATATATTATGTTTAAGGGCAATGTTAATAAACATAATCCCGATGCATATAAACAAAATGGCCTTAAAGTATTTATGACTAATATATGCTCAGAAATTACTTTACACACTGACGAATCTCATTCATTTGTTTGTTGTTTATCTTCCTTAAATCTAGCAAAATATGAAGAATGGAAAGACACTGACTTAATTTATACAGCAACTTGGTTCTTAGATGGAGTTCTAGAAGAATTCATTCAACGAGCTAAAAATATGAGAGGATTTGAAAATTCAGTTAGAAGTGCTGAAAAAGGAAGAGCTCTTGGTCTAGGTGTACTTGGATGGCATACGTATTTACAGCAAAAAGGAATTCCATTTGAAGGCTTAATCGCTCAGTTCGAAACTAGAAAAATATTTTCTCAAATTAAAATAGAATCTGATAGAGCAAGTAGGGATCTTGCTAATGAATATGGAGAGCCTCTATGGTGTGTTGGAACAGGCATGAGAAATACTCATTTAAGAGCAATTGCTCCTACTGTTTCAAATTCTAAACTAAGTGGAAATGTTTCTCCTGGAATTGAGCCATGGGCAGCTAATGTATTCACTGAGCAAACTGCAAAAGGAACTTTTATTCGTAAAAATCCTACTTTAGAGAGAGTCTTGAAAAAGATTGGAATCAATACTAAAGAAACATGGGATAAAGTATTAGAGGATGGTGGATCAATTCAAGACATAGAAGAATTAGATAATTGGGCATTTGTTAATGGAAAAATAACTAATAAAAATGAATTCTCTCAAGCTGCAATTGATAATAAAGAAATAGAATGGGTCAAAGACGTATTTAAAACATTTAAAGAAATAAATCAATTAGAATTAGTAAAGCAGGCAGGTGTCAGACAGCAATATGTAGATCAATCTGTGTCTCTTAATCTAGCTTTCCCATCTCAGTGCTCTCCAAAGTGGATTAATCAAGTTCACATGGAATCTTGGAAGCAGGGAATAAAGACGTTATACTATATGAGAACTGAATCTGTATTAAGAGGAGATATTGCAGCTAGAGCAACAGATCCTGACTGCTTAAGTTGCGATGGTTAGTTAAAACCGTCTTTAAAATCATCAGCTTGATGATAAATAATAAAAACATCGATCGGTTTAATGAAACACGTAAAAAGATTTATTACCTTTATTAACGAGCAAGATATGATGGGCGGAGATCCAAATGCAGCTGCTGCTCCTAAAGTAGATAAATATAAGTTTATTTTTATGGAAGATGGAGAAGAAGGTGATCATAGATATCCAGATGGAACTAGTTCTAAAAAATATCCAACCTTTGAAATATCTAAAGACGATTTAGATAAATGGCTAACTTCAAATATCATAAGCACTAAAGATTTAAAATTATCTGACTCCTTAATTGATGTTAAAAAGAAAGCAATTTCTAAATACGTTGGAGGTGACAAACCCACTCTTCCGCCAGACAGTAAAATACTACTTGATAAATTTAGAAAACAGGTAGTAAATGATCAGATTGGAAGCAAACTAAATGATATTGAAGTTACTTTCTACGGTGATGGAAAATTTGGATCTGAAGAAGTTGAGGTCACATTTGTAATAATTCCAAAAAAATGATAAAATCATTTAATGAATATATAGGAGAAGGGAGAGAATCCAACTTTTCAAAATATTCTTTGGATGTCATTAATCTTATAAAAAATATAAAGTCAACTAACGGAGAATATCTTGAAATAAGAGAACTTGAATATCGGAATCCAGATTTTGATTTAGTTATTGAATTAAAACTAGAGGAAGATCCTGACTTTGATAATGATTCCCACTTTAATTCTCTTTCTTGGGAAGAGATTAATTTTAGACAATATGGATTCGCTATAGATGCAAATGTATATATTAACAAAGGAGATTTAATTCTTCCTGAAATAATAATTACTTTATTATTGCAACCTTCTAGAATACCTGGATCATATGAGGAATTAAATTATAGACTTATTGATATAATATCTCATGAAACAAATCATACTCTACAGGTAGGCTGGAATCGTGAGCCATTTAAAGTTAGGCCAAGCTCTAACTCAGATCGAAAAAGCGCAAAGAAAAGCTTTAAATATTTTATTCTACCAGATGAAGTTGAATCTATGGTAAAAGGTGCATATGAAAGATCCAAAGCTCAAGGAGTTAGAATAGATAAAATATTTGATAAATATCTATATCCATTTCTGATGGTCGGAAAGATAAATCAAGAGCAATATAATCAAGTTCTTTCTACATGGATTAAGCACGCTTTGGAAAATTATCCAGATGCTGATCTCTCAATCGAGGATCAAAAAATTAAAAATATTGTTGATAAAATATAAAACCAGTTCATAATTCTAGGTATAATACTATAAAAATAATGAATTATGAACAGTTTTGAAAATTTTAAAAGCCAGGTCGAGGCTACTAAAAAGGAAATTTTTGGTGAAATCGAATCCCTAATTAATCAAATGGAAGAAAGCGGAGACGTTGATAAATTCTATGAAAAAGGAGTTAGAAGCGCTGCCGGTAGACTTAGAAAGTCTTTACAATTGGTTAGAAAATCAATTCACATGCCAACCGTTAAAACCAAAATGAGCGATCTTTCAAACTCAGCTAAAAGTTTAAGAGAAGAATTAGGAGCATAATTTCTAATTTTTATCTTAATATTTTTAAAATCTTTAGTATAATCTTAAAATAAATCTTAAAATAAATCTTAAAAAATGACTGACTTCTTTGACTTACCGAAAGAAAACTTCGTAAAATCTTCTGCCCAAAATGGGAAGAAAGTAGATCAAAACATCTACAATCCAGATCCTGATGCATATAATGGATCTTATAAATCAGTATTTAGATTTATTCCTTACGTGCATGATAAGTCTCTTAGCAAATATACTAAGTATAGCGCTAAATTCTATAATCCACTGACTAAGGAATCTCTTTATGTTGATTGTCCATCTAACATCGAGAAACCATCTATTCTTTGGGATCTTGAGAGAGTAATTAAATCTTTAAAGGAAGAAGAACCTGAATTGCACAAACAATTAGAATCTTCTTTTTCTAGATGGCATACTCATCATTCTCCAGTTTACATTAAAAAGGATCCACAGAGACCTGAATTAGAAGGATCTATTAAGATTTTTAAATTCTCTGCTCAAATTAATAACTTGATCGAGTCTCAAATTAATCCTGAAGAAAACGATTTACTTGAATCAGTTTCTTCGGTTAATCCTTATCACTTATTAGAAGGTAAAGACTTTTTATGTGTAGTTGGAAAAAAGACTCGCCAGTATAGAGATTGGAGCAAGTCAAAATTCATGGATGAAACTACTCCTCTAATCTTCAAGATTGGAGACAAGCAGATTTCGGTTGAAAACAATGAGAAATCAGTTAAATTAGTTCAAGAATTTATGAAAAAGAATACCCCTGAGATGGATTCTTATTTGCACCAGGCTTGGACGGATGAGACAAGGGAAAAAGTAGCCGAGGCTATTGTGTCAATCATTACAAATAAATCAGTTTTAAACTTATTATTTGAAAGAAGCAAGGATGAAGAAATGAAATCATTGATTAAATCTAAAATTTCAGGTACTCCTTCTCCAGCTAAGTCTGCTAAACAGGAAGATTTAACTACTGATGAAGATGATTTAATCTTTAAATCAGATGCAAACGATCTACCTTTTAATGATGAATTAAAAATGGTTGATGCACAATCCGGTGAAGGTGATGACGAATACGATGAATTATTTAAAGGTCTCTAAAAAAATAAAAAATCATGAATAACGAAAAAATAAGCGAAGCTGAAGTAATTAAAGAGGAAACTCAAAAATCTCCAGAAAAGGCAAGCGTTTTATTAGGAGCAATTTCATATGTTGATCAAGAAGAATATGATAAATTCTTAGAAAATTTAGATCTTAATCAATCAATTTTTGTTCTCATGGCAGGATGTAATTATTCTCAGTCTAAAGGAATTTATAATCTAGACGAATCTGAATTAATTGCAAAAGCTATTAAAACGATCAAAAAATCTTCTAAAAATTCTAAAGAAACAAGTGATCAATAATGGACTTTATTATCGATGGAAATGCATATTTAAACGTTGCGATAAACGTCACTAAAAATATATGTTTTAGAGATAAAACTGTAGGTGCCAAATATTATGTCAACGACATCTTTAATGAAGGGAAACACATTTTAAAAGAACAAGTTAAGTTAGAATTTAGAAATTTCTGCATAAACTATTTAAATTCTCTAATTGCACCCGTTAGTAGTAAAATACATCGGGTGCATTTAGTATTTGATTCTTCCAGTTGGAGAAAAGAATATATAAATGATTTCTTCGAAAACGAAGACTTTAAAACTGATTCTGCACCTGAGAAATTTAAATACAAGGGAAATAGAAAAAAGGACGATCACATTTATCTATTCTTTGATTATTTTCAGAATGAAATATCTAAGAAATTAATAGATTTATGTGGGGTAAACTACTATAGAATTCGGGGAACTGAAGGTGATGATATAATTGCGTATCTATGTGAAACAATAGACACTGATGCGTTAATTTATACCGTAGATGGTGATATTCGACAATTAACACATTCTGAAAAGAATAATGTGATTATAATATATCCTAAACAAACTTCTGGCCATAAAAAATTATGTATATCAGATTGTTTGAATCCAAGTTCTGCTGTAGATGAAGTAGATAATTTCTTTTCTTTGGACGACTCTCATATAGTTAGCAATCCGATCAATTACATAGTTACTACTCTAAAAAACAAAGACTATGTTGAATATAAAATAGACACAGTTTATGAAGTATTCAATAAAATATTTAGAGGTGATGGTAAAGATAATATTCCTAAAATGGATAAGATGACTCCTAGTAAGTCCGAGAGATTAATAGGTGAGATCAGGGATCAATACGGAAAAGAATCAATAAAACTATTGGATTTGTCAGATAGTAAATTTATAGACTTTGTTATTCAAAAAATAAGTATCCTAAATAAAGTAAATGACATTGATAAATTAACAGAAATTAGGAAGCATTTTCTATTTAATTCAAAGATAATAAGACTATCTTCTTCTCTTTTTCCAGAAAAGGTGTTAGATTCATTAAAAGAGATAAACCCCTCTGAATTTAAAAAATTCAACTTTAAAAAATTAATTAACATAAAAAATAATCCTTCTATAATATGAAACCTTTATATGAAAGAGTTTTAATTAAACCTCAGAAAAAAGAAACTAAAACAGCTGGCGGAATATTTCTGCCTGACAAAGTCGTTAAGCGACCTAATATTGGCACAGTAGTTGCCTGTGGAGACGGAAGTCAACATAATCCTATGATCGTTAAACCCGGAGACCTAGTAATTTGCAATAGGTTTGCTGGAGCTGAGCTCACTTATAAAGGTGAACTTCATTATATGATTATGGCAAACGAAATTATGGCAGTTCTAGATGACGTTAAAGACGTAGAATTAGATGAGTTTGAATAAATAAAACAAAATAAAGATGAAAATGAATTCTGAATTATTTGACATGTTAAAATCATCATGTGACGCAGATGTTTCTAAAGCTAAGCTTACTCTAAAATTATTAAGCGATCATCCGGCTGGAATTGGGGATCATAGCACTGATGATTTTTATAAAAATGCCGAAGATGCATTGGCAAAATTAACAGAAGCCCAGGATAAATTAAAGTGTTTACTTAGAAATTATCCATTAAACCATAGCGAAAGTAAATAAAAAGTTAATTTTTAAAAACTTTTTAATAATTTTGCTGTATATATAAAAATA